GATGATGATGCTTATGTCGTAAGAATAGACGAAAAGCTTTTAGATGATCAGTGGTATGGAATAATTGTTAACATTGGAAATTCATGGCAACAATATAATGTCTACGTTTGGACTAAGCATGAAACAGATAAAGCATCAAAAATGCGTAATGTATTCTATGAAACTCTTCAATTAACACCTCAAGCATTTGTAGTGGATCAATATAATGTTAATAAATCACCGGCTTACTTAACAAATTTAAGACTATATTCTGCTACGATAGAAGAAGAACATCAGGTAAATGAACTTATGGCATATTTCTCAAAAGATGCAGATAAGTTAATTTTAGCTGATCAAGCCGAGCCCATTGTTAGAATGCCATATATAACTAGACAACGATAACGATAAATACTTAAAATTAAAACATATGAAAGCAAAGGATGAAAGAGAGGAACTACGTAAGTTGTTGGATAAATCACCCGATGAAATAAAAGATAATGTTCCTACTAATGCTGAAAACATTCCAGGATTAAAAGCAGAACCTGTTACAGATGTAGATTTTAATGAACTTCGAGAAAAATGTGAACAAGAAGCCGAGATAATGCTTAAAAATGCAATAAAGTTTATTATTCCTGAAGATATGATAGAAAGTAATGAATATCTTGAAAATAAGCTTAAAGTAGATATAATATCATTATCTGGAATGATTTATCAACTTCGAACAAATGAAGTTATGCAAAAGGCTCTCATTGATCAAGTTAATTTAGGAATGGTAAACGCAAGAATGTTCGAAGTTTTTGCTGGTATGTCCAAAACTATTGGTGAACTTAACAAACAACTTATACAGACAGTTGAAGCTCTAAAGGAAACTTATAAATCATTCCGTGAAGATGTTAAAGAAAAAAGAACTGAAGCGCTTGGACCTCAAACTGGGCCCAAAGGAATGATTACAACAGGAGATGGGGGAGTTATTACTAGAGGAACTAAAGAACTAATAAATCGAGTTAAAACATTAAATGCACCTGAAGGTTATTTAGATAAAGAGGGGCTTATCCCCAATATCGATGATGCTCAATTAGTTGAATAAAACACATTTTTATGGCAAACACAACTATATGGAACAGTCAACTGGTTCAGCAATCGTTGGAAAAACTTAGAATGGGTATTCCAACAGATCTTACGTGTTTTCACATGGGAGATATTGAGCTTAAAACTGGAAATCTTTTATATCAATTAACACATGAAGAAATAGAAGAATTTCATAACTGTTCCCGAGATATTGTGTATTTTGTTGAAAAATATTGCCGTTTTCTTACTGATACTGGAAGAAGAGTTGTAAAATTACGTGATTATCAAAAGAAAATATTGCGTGCCCTTGCAAGTGAAACGTGGAATGAAAAGACAGAGGACTTAATTCCCCAGATCCGTAACCTGATTATGCTTCAAAGCCGCCAGTCGGGAAAAACTACTACTATTGCAGCATATTTTGCTTGGTACATGTGTTTCCATAGTGATAGAAACTTAGCTATTTTGGCTAATAAACAAACAACGGCATTTGAAATTGTTGGTAAAGTTATTGATGTATTCAAAGGATTGCCATTCTTCTTAAAACCTGGCATTATTAATGCTGGAGCGGGTGGAATGAAATTAGATAATGGTTGTATGTTAACCTCTCAGGCAACCACAAAAACAGCTCAAATCGGTTTTACTATTCATGTTCTTTATGCGGATGAGTTTGCTCATATTCAAAAATCAATAGCACGCCATTTCTGGAGATCAGTTTATCCTACATTAGCATCTTCTGAAGTTTCACAGTGTATTATATCATCAACGCCTAACGGTACTGATAACGTTTTCTTTGATATATGGGACAGATCACAAAAGGGGATGAACGATTTCATGTCAATACGAGTTGATTGGTGGGAAGTTCCTGGACATGATGAAGAATGGAAACAAAGAATGATAGCAAACTTTGGTGAAGAAAACTTTGCCCAGGAGTTTGGTCTTGATTTTAATCAGGCTGGATCTAATTTATTATTACGAGGTTCAGATTTAAAATTTCTATCAAGACTTGAAAAAGAATACGTTTTTCATGATTTAGAAAAAACTGATTTAGATGATCTTCTTTATCGAAATTTAAAATGGGATCCTGGTTTTGATCCTAATGCTGAATTTAATTCTAAAGAACATAGATTTGTATTAAGCATAGATACAGGGGAAGGAAAGGATGAAGATGAAGTAAAAGATAATGATTACAATGTATGTAACATATTTCGTATTGAGCCTAAAAGCATAGCACAATTAAAGAAACTTAGAAAAGATGAACTTATTATTAAAAATATGTTTAGAATTGTACAGATAGGATTATATCGTGATAACATAAAAGATGAAGAAAACTGTGCTAAAGTAACAAGATCAATTGTTTTTGAACAATTTGGGGAAGAACTTTGCAAGGTATTGATTGAAATGAATTTTAACGGAAAACATTTTCTTGATAAATTTTCAGAACACGACAAATATGATGAAAGCGTTGTTTTAAATACTTATCATACTAAACCTATTCCTGGCGAAAGGACACCAAGAAAAAAACCAGGCTTTAAAACAGGCGCAAATAAAGACTTTTACTGTAAATTAGGCAAAAAACTTGTTAGCCAACGAATATTAATTATAAATGAAAAAGAAACATTAAAAGAATTTAAGGCATTTGGAAAAAATAAACATGGCAGCTGGAAAGGTTTAGGCGTTCATGATGATATAGCTATGAGTACTGTAAATATTTCTCATTTATTTGATGAATCTGAATATGATGATTGGCTTTTTGATTTTCTTGATGAAATGGAAGATTCTGATATAAAACGATATATAAATGAATTACTTGAAAAATATTCAGAAAATTCAGATATGAGTGATGAAGCATTTAAAGAGCTATACAATGATACTCAAGAAATGACAAGTAATTTTGGAAGATTCTCTATTCCTTTGCCTAAATACAAACCAAGTTATCCTTTTGCCCCAAGAACATATAATATGCCATGACAAAAAAGTTAATTATAAGGTTTTTAATGTGGATATATAATTAAAATTAGCATTATTTTTCGAAATAGGCAAAAATAAATAGAATAAAATAATAACGTTAATATGGCAAAAATTGCATTAGACCTTACACAGTTTAAATCAGCTGGTGTTTATACAGTTGAAATTGATAATACAGAACGTGTTATCGTTAATGCCCAAGCATTACGATTAGTTCCTGGCTTTTCAATGCAGGGACCCTATAACACTCCCGTTTTTATTAGATCAAATAGAGATCTTGAAAAATTCTTTGGTCCACTTGACACTAAATTAGAAAGAAAGGGATCATTTTTCCACAGATCTATACAAACATGTCTGCTATCATCTCCTGTTATCGCAATAAACTTACTTAGACCTGATGAAACTCGTGAAAACGGCGATAAAATTGAATTTGTTGGTTTAGGATTGAATGTTGATAATGTTGATGCTAGTTTAGCAGCTGGAGTATATCCATCAGATTTTTATGTTAACTTTTTTAACAGAGACAGATTCTGGACACCCGACCCTGAGTATCTTCAAACTTCAATCATTAATAAATATGATGCTAGTGGAGCATATGATTCTCCTCTTCTTCAGTTTGTTAATACGAGTCCCAAAAATTACTCAGTTATCGTAAGAAAAGCTCCTTCAACATTACGTCAATATAATGTATTTGCTATTGACTGGTTTGGATCACAGGCTAATATACCTTATGAATGGATACGACCTTATGACTATATTAAGGATTATTTTATCCAAGTAGTTGTAGTTGAAGGCGATTGGACAGATTATGGAAGACTTTCAACAGACCCATATTACAGCAACTTCTTTAATGCAGATGGTCTTATCCCAAGAAAATTGAATAACTTTATTAATGCATCTAATGTTAATCTTATTGGCTCATGGACAGGATGTATTATCCCCGATTTTTATGATAAAACTGGCGCAAACCAATATATCGAAGAAATCATTAATGCAAATGTTGCTTTAACCGGATTTGTTATTAACATTAATCAGCAGGCATTTGACCAAATTGTAAGAGTTGGTAATGCTTGGCAAATAGGTGAAACTGGTGAAGCAGCTCCTTATGAAATTGATCTTGTAGGACATAACTTAATAACTGATAGTGATGGCATTCAATCAAGATTTTTAAGCTATGATATCAGTGTATTGGATACAACTATTCATAATACTATTACTGTTGGTGCTGTTGATGGAACAGGAAGAAATTTCATAATAACAGATGCATCAGATGCAGCTTTAGTAACAGTGGGAACTCTTATTCAAAAAACTGATGAACCAGGAGTTATTCCAGGTGTTACTTATGTAACTGAAAAACTTTGGAATAGTGCATCAGAAGGATATGTAATTACTACAGCAGAACATGTTACTGCTGGTGATGTTGTTATCCAAAAACCTATAGATGATCCAACTATTACAACACACTATAAATTCATTAAGCTTGACGGATTCAACATTCTAAATAAACACCTTCCAGGATTTAACACCAGTGGTGCAGCTTCAGTAGAAGCAGGTGTAGAAAAGATTTACTCAATGCTTGAAGATCCAGGAATCCATAGAGGATTGGTTAATACTGATATGATATTTTATCGTTATATTGTTGATACTATGGCTTATGGTCTTGAACATCAATTGGGCGGTAAAAAATACTTATCAAGATTAGCAAAGGCTAGAGGTAAGTGTACAGCTCTTCTTAATGCACCTGCAATGGCCCACTTTGCATCCTCAACAGATCCTTATTTCTCAGATAGATTTGATCCAGAGGTTGATCCTAAGCCTGCTCTTAATGTGGATTGGATTGCAGAAGGAGGAAATCCTGATATGCAAAGATCATTTAGATTTACATTGCCTGATGAAGAAAATGGTTCAAAATACTGCGGTGTATTTGGCCCTTATCTTAAATACAATGATGGCGGAAAGGTATCTATGGTTCCTCCTGCAGCAGACGTAGCAAATGCATATGTTAAAAAATTCTTAGGAGGAAATCCTTATGCAGCTGTAGCAAATAGAAACGGTATCATTTCCAACCCAAATGTTATCGGTGTTGAATACATGATTGACAAAAAGGACCGTGATTCACTTGAACCTTTTGGCTATAACTCAATTATTGAAAAGGCAACAACAGGTCAAATTATGATATATGCAAACTCTACAGCTTATCAAACTATTAAGAGTGATTTCAATAACTTGCACGTAAGAGAATTACTTAATACTATAGAAATACAAATAGAAGACGTTATCGGACAATACATCTTTGATTTTAATAATGCAGTTACAAGATTAAACATTGTTAACTCAATTACTCCTATTCTTGAAACTATTAAAGATGCTGGAGCACTTATAAAATACGAAGTTGTGATGGACGAAACAAATAACCCCAAAGAACTAATTGCAGAAGGATTTGGTATCATAGACATTAATGTTTGGGTTACTGATGTTCTTAAGAAAATTGTTAATAGAATCACTCTTAACAAGGATTATGGAATTAGTTCCGGAGGATTTGTATTCTAAAAAATGAAAATAAAATAAGAAAAACGATATGGCAGATTTTACTAGTCAAGGAACATTTGGTTTATCACACTTTAGAAATTCTCGTGCATCGCAAGAAAATTTCGAACCTATATATCTTAATATGTTTACCATACAAATTGAGTTGCCAGCGGCTATAGGTTCGACACAAGAAAATACAAACCTTCTTCTTGAAAATATTCAGCAAATTGGTGGATTGAAATCACATAAATTCCCTTCATCACCTGTATCCCAATATTACAAATGGGCTCAAAGAAGATTTGCAGGAGCTAAGCCTTCTGAAACAACTATGGACTTAAGTATTGATTTTGAAGTTAACGTTGATCATACTCCAAGTGCTTATACAATTAAAACACTTCGTAAATGGTGTGACCTTGTATATGACCCACTTACAGGTAGAACAGGCGTTAAAGCAGATTATGTGGCGCCATGGGTATTGATTACAATGTATGATAGAGCCGGACGACCATTTTGGCAATGGAAATGTTACAGTGTATTCCCAATGTCATCTATGCCAGAAATGACTCTTAGCTATCAATCAGAGGAAATATATAAGGTTACTGGATTCTTACTTGCAGTTGATCACTGGGATGAAACAATAGTTTAAAGCTTAAAACCGATATGTTTAAAAAGCAATAACATGAGTTATTGCTTTTTTTATGAAACTTTAATTGCTTTTATCTATATAATTATAAAACCAATGAGTGGTTTTATAAAATGCGTTGACGCAAGCTTTAACATTGTTCGTGTAAAAAAAGATGATCCTCGATTTATATCCGGAGAATTACAGCGCTCCGTATGTGGTTATGTAACATGCAAAGATAATGAAGGCAACACACATGTAGTCTTAAGAAATAATAAAGAATTAAATAAAACCCTATATCCCGCAGCTTGTAAACATTTTATCAACTGTAATATACATGGGAGACAACGCATTGACAACTATAAAATGAAAAGTCGTGTTATGATTCCTGAAAAATATAAAGTATATTGCAGAAAATGTCATGAATACTATTTATCTGAGGATTATATCCCAACGCTGGAAGATATTGAAAATTGCAGAACTGCATTAAATGAAATTTATTTTGTATCTTCTAATCAACAAACTGAAAAGTATTTTAAAAAATATATGCCTCATTTTTTTAAAATTGTTGATCAATTCAACTTAGATTCTAAAGTAGAATTACAATTTTCGGAAAAAATATATTTCTTTAAAAATAACATACACGAACACCCAAAGTGTGCTTTAAAAAATTGCAATGAATTGGTAATATTAATGAAACGTCCAGGATTTGGATTTGGACGCTATTGTGAAAAACACATTAGAACCAATTATTCAAGCAAAGCTGAACAAGAAATATATGATTTTATAAATGAACATTATAAAGGAATTGTTGAAAGAAATTTTAGAAAATATGGGTCTGAGTTGGATTTATTTATCCCAGAATTTAATTTAGGAATAGAATTTAACGGATTATATTGGCATTCTGAGAAATACTTAGATGTTAATTATCATTATGATAAATGGAAAACATATCATGATAATGACATAAAACTTTTAACGATATGGAGTGATGAATGGGAATTTAAAAAAGACATAGTTAAATCCATAATTTTAAATGCATTAGGCGTTTCAAATAAGGGAGATGCAAGAAAATATAAAATAAAGGAAATTAGCGCTAAAGAAGCCAAAATGTTTTTGCAAAATAATCATATTCAAGGTGTCTGTAATTCTAGTATTCGAATTGCACTAGTTGACGATAATGATAAAATATTTTCTTTAATGACATTTGGAAAAAAACGAAAAATAGTGAATCATAAAAGCCAGCAGGATAATGAATATGAATTGCTGCGTTTTTGTAATGTTTTAAA